TTCCAGCATAATGAAGACCTGGGCAAACGGTGACTGGGAGAATCTCGGCCCGATAAAGCTTACCGGGAACAACAAGACTTTTGTAGCCAATACCCGACAAAGGGTCGCAAATTATTAAGTACACGGAAAGAAGGGGTGAAAATCGGAGTAACCCCTATCTTTTTGATTTTCAATATAGATATTTTACAAAACTTAAAAATAAAAAGATTATGGATAGAGAAGAATTTCAGAAAAAGTACAACAACAGCTTTATCCTTTGCGTCAATGAGGAACAAATAAATAAAGTGTTCAATATGTGTTACTTGACAAACCTAACATGTTATAAATCAGCGAAAAGATGCGGTGTAATCATAGGAGTAATGCAGGGAAAAAGTGAATTGTTTCACGTGGAACAATTCATCAGTGATTTCTATAAGATGAAAGAAGAAGAAGAGAAGGAACCGGATTTTAACAAAGGAAACAAAATAATGTACACCATCAAGGACAGCAACGGCAACACATACCCAGTAAGAAGACTGTCGGAAAGGGTGTACGAATCCAAGGAACACAAGACCCTATTCATAACGGATGAAGAAGGAGTGGTGACTGGGATATATAAGGAGAAATAATAGGGTTACAATTAAGTAACCCTTTCTTTCCATATTGAAAGATAGTTTGTAGTTTTGCAAGCAAAAATTCGATATGGAAAAATCACGTAGTTTAACTAATGAAGAGTTTATAAAAATACTACAGTTAGAGTATTTAAGTTGTAAGTTAAGGTCAATTATTTACGATAGACCTGAATTCAAAAAGATGAATGAAGATATAGCAGAGAAAAAGAAATTCAAAATTTTAGACCTTTCAAAGAAATTCTTACTACCGAACATTTTTGAATTAGATGAAGCATTTGAATTTTTCTGGAAAAAAGAATTTATTCAAGAATACGGACTTCCAAATTTTCAGTATAATCCTAAATCAAAAGAATCAATATCTTATTGGGATAAATTTTATCTATTAAAACCAGGAGAAACGGTAATCTGGGAAGGAATTGAATATACCATCAAAGCTAATCATCCTAATGAAAATTCAGTGAGAATCTTGAAAAATGGAGTTTCTTCTTTTGTGCCATATATTTACTTTAAAATTAAATTGCTATATACCCTTCCACTCGAAAAACTGAAGTGAATGTAGTATCTTTAAACATTAATTCTAAGTCGAAGAATTAGTCGAATTTTTAAAACAAGAAATATATGGAAATTAGAAAATTATTTAATGTTGAAGCAGCTCAACATGTAGTTCGTAATGCAACAAGTCACAGATGTTCTCATTCTGTTCATAATCATGGTGCAATTGTAGAAGTATTTTTAACTTCAGACAAACTTGATAATGGAGGTATGATTGTGGATTTTGGAATTCTAAAAGGAACTATTAAACAATGGATTGATTCTTTCGACCATTGTATGTGTTTTTGGAATAAAGATAATGAGGAATATAAATCCGATATGAAAAAATGGAATAACCGTTGGATTGAACTTCCTATTAATCCTACTGCAGAAAATCTTGCTTTATATATGTGTTCTATAATCAATAGAATTATAAAAGCTACAAGATTTAATAACGGAGAAGGTAATGTGATTTGTTGTAAGGTTAGATATCATGAAACTTCAACTGGTTATGCTGAAGCTACGATAGATGACTTACATTTACTTCCTGATGATTTAACTACAGATTATTCTGTAGGAGTAACAAATGATTGGAGTGTAGAATTATTCAATTGGTATCTCGATGGAAGACACCAGAAGAAAAATCCAGAAACAAAATGGTTTGAAAATCCTAAAGTAGAACAACAAGTTAAATAATGATGAGAAATATTGATTATGAAAAGAAAAGACCAATTATTGAGGTCTTTAATTCTATTGAAGGAGAAGGAAATACAGCAGGTGAGGCAACAATTTTTGTCCGTTTGTCTGGCTGTAATCTTCGTTGTTGTTTTGATAACAGTATATGCGATACTGCTTATTCCAGCTTTGCTCCTGAGAAAGGTAAATACAACTATCAATCAGTTGTCGATATCATTGAGAAATATCCGATGACAACTGCACTTTCTATAAGTGGTGGAGAACCATTCTTACATCCAGATGTTGTTGCTGATTTGATTGAGATAGCTAACGATTACTGTATGGATGTTCTTATAGAGACGAACGGAACACTTCTTGTAGATAAGTCTATATTGAAAGAAATAGACTTGATTAATATCTCGCCGAAATTATCATCTTCAGAGCCTACTGACGAGAAACTTAAGAAACTTGGAATGAAATGGAGTCCAGCTTTGAAGAAACATGCTGTAGAAAGATTCAATATCGAAGCATTGTGGAATATGATTGAGCATGCAAAGGATTTCAGTTTGAAATATGTAGTTAGCAGAAAAGAAGATTTTAAAGAAATCGAAAAACAAATCCATGATTTGATGTTATACGATATCCAAAAGAAATCTCGTAAGAGATATTCTCAAGAATTCAATGGAACTGAGATATGGTTTGATACAAGATTCATTAATCCTTGGAATATAACGCTCATGCCCGCCGGTTCACGAAATGATGAATTAGACCAGAATAGACAGATGGTTGCTGAATATTGTGCAGAGCATGGATATCGTTATTCAGATAGATTACAGATTATAATTTGGGGAACAAAACGAGGAGTTTAATATATGGAAAAGAAGATTAAAGCTGGACAGAATATAGTTCTGTCTGAAGTAGAAAAAACAAAGATGTTGATTAACGCTGAAGAAGCATTTGGCAAATTTCTCACAGCATTAGGATATGATTGGGAGAATGACCCTAATATGGTCAAGACTCCTTATCGAGTTGCGAAGATGTATGTAAAAGAAGTAACTTCAGGAGCTTATAACGAACCTCCTGTAATTGCAGTATTTCCTAACGATAATAAATATGATGGTATTGTCTTTGAAGGGAATATCAAAGTACATAGTTTATGCTCACATCATTTTGAACCATTTGTCGGAAGAGCGTATGTAGCTTACATTCCTAATGAAGATGGGAATATTTTAGGACTTTCTAAATTGAATCGTATTGTTCATTGGTTTGCTAAAAGACCTCAATTGCAAGAAAATCTTACAAAACAGATTCATGATTATTTGAATGAGATTCTTGGTCCTAATCAAGGAGTTGCTGTTTATATTGAAGCTGAACATATGTGTGTGAAATTAAGAGGTGCTGAAGATGATTCAACAACTTGTACAGCATTTTTGTCAGGTTATTTCAAAGATAATTCTTTGAGAACAAGAGACGAGTTCTATAAGATGGTAGAAAATGCTAAAACTAATTTAAGATAAAAGATTATGAATTACAAAGAGTATGAAAACAAGGCTATTACAACTAAAGCCTATCGTGAGAAAGTAGCAATTCCTTATGTAGTATTAGGATTATGTGGTGAGTTGGGTGAAACTTATGAAAAACTCGACCAAGTTGACAGTGTAGAAGACGAAAAGAAGTTACTCGGAGAAATCTCTAAGGAAATCGGAGACCAATTGTGGTACTTGGCAAGTATTCGGGTTGAATTAGACCTTCCTCTTGAAGAAGATTGGAATTGGACAGAAAAAGAACCAGAACTTTCTGCTGCTTCTATTGGAGTTAAACTTCCTTCAGAAGTAGGAAAGATTGCTGAACAAGTAAAGAAGTGGTTGCGTGACGATTGGAAAGATGGTGAAACAAACACTTTCCCTGAAAAGAGAAAAACTGCTGTTCTGAGTGCTTGGAAGAACATTTGGAAGTATCTCAATGGATTGGCTGACAGTCTTGGATTGGATATTGAAGAGATTGCTATCCAGAATAATGAGAAACTTGCATCAAGAAAACAAAGGAATGTTATTAACGGCGAAGGAGACAATCGATGATTAATCACAGAAGAATCAGTTTTTGTGGTGCCCAAGGCACTGGTAAGACGACACTGTTTGAAGCCGTTAAGAATGACGAGATGTTCAAAGGGTGGAACTTCTATTCAGAAGTTGTACGTCAGATGTTAGAAAGAGAAGAAGTTGTAATCAATGAAAATGGTAATTCTGAATCACAGAAGAAGATTTTTGATGCTTATAACGAAATTCTCGATAAGATGTTTGATAATCCTTCAGTAAGTGATAGATGTATTGTTGATGTTGCAGCTTACACTTCAAGATTGTTTGATACATGTAATCCTAAAGATGAAGATTACAATAAACTCAGTAACGAAGATTTTCGTGAAAGAAAAGAAGTTGTCCGTCGTAAGTATGAACTTTCATTGATTGTTTATTTCCCTATTGAATTTCCTCTTGTTGAAGATGGAGTAAGGTCAGTAGATGAACAGTTCCAGAAGGATGTCGACATGAAGATACAACAATTTTTGAAGAATTATGACATTCCTTATATTACAATTACTGGAAGTGTTGAAGAGAGACTCGAACAATTGAAAAAGGTAGTCTTTTCTGAGAAATAAATTCGACCAAGTGTTGCTACATCTTTCAAAAGGTCGTATCTTCACAGTGTCAAAAGAACATTAATACAAAACATTTAAAATTAATCTATTATGGGAACAGTTAAAGAATCGTTACTGGTACTTCGTAAAAAAGCAAATGAGCTTGGTATTCCTAATTACGCAAAGTGTTCAAAAGAAGAACTTGCAAAGTTGATTGAACAGAAAGAAGCTGGAATTTCAACTTATACAGACCCTGAAATGATTGCTTCTGATGAAGATGTTGCTGCTGAAGAGCAGATGGTTGCTGAGCATGCAGCAACAGTTGAAGAAGATGCTGAAGAACCTCGTCCTGAAGATGAGAAGAAGCGCAAAGAAGCTAAAAAGGAAGAAAAGAAAAATGCTAAAAAAGCTCCGAAAGCCAAGAAAGAACCTAAAGAAAAAGCTCCGAAAGCACCAAGAGAACCGAAAGTTAAATTGAATGTAAAACCGAAAGGTGAAAAACCTGAAAAGATGAGTGATATTTCTTCAAAGATTTATGATGAACTTTTGAAGAATGATGGTCGTTCTTTCTATCAGATTTCAAAGGAACTCTCAACATATTACACTGTAGTAAAACATGTATGTGAAAAGTTCTTTGATGTTGTTGAATAAGTAAACCCTTCTTTCTGAATATTTTTATGAAAAGGTTGAGGTACGAGAAATCTATCTCAGCCTTTTCTTTTTAACAGAATATTGTTATGAATGAACTATATGCAGATTTATTACAATATCTCGACGATAATTTTATTTCGTATGAAGAATTAGGTGATTTCGTCTTAAAAATCAATGATAGGACCTACGAGTTGTTTGAACCTATCAAATGGGATAATGACGAAAAAGGCATTCTTTTTGATGAAGAGTTTCATTGGGCATGTGATTTGACAGATTATGACTATTATATCTTTAGATTCGGTAGTATCTGGTATTCATTGGAAAAAGGAAAAGAAAAGAATGTCAAACTTGAAAGAGTGAAATGGATTGGGAAAGCTCGATTAGACGATGAACTTTTCAGAATCTCAACTTATATAGGTATACACGGACCATTCGAATTGATGAATGGTGTAGGATTATACGACGAATGGTGTAAGAAAGCGAAATTCCTTGGTATCACAAGTCTTGGTTTGTGTGAAAAAGGTACACTTGCTGCAGCCATGAAATTCCAGAATGCATGTCAGAAAGCTGGTCTTCGTGCAATACAAGGATTAGAAATTAAAATTCTAAATGAACAGAAGGACCTTAAATATACTGTAAAGGCATTTGTAAAGAATAGTGTTGGTTGGTCTAATTTGTTGAAGTTGAATGAAATTATGAATACTGAAGATTCATCATTCGTCTCTGAAGAAGAATTAGAGGAATATTGTGATGGATTGGTTTTCATTTGGGACCCAAAAACAATTGCTTATAAAGATATTCCAAAGAATCTCCAAGAATTAACTTCCTATTACCAGTTAGATACAGTTATATATGAGAAAAACAATCGTGATAGAGAATATCTCGATAATTTGAAGAAATTCTTTAAAAGCGATTTAAAACCAGTTGCAATGTGTGATGCTTATTATATTGAGAAGGAATGGAATCCTATCAAAGATAAGTTGAACAAACTCGGTAAAGTACCGACGCACGAAAGTCACAATCAATACTTCAAGAATTATCAAGAGTATTTTGAAGAATTGAGTTATCTGTTTTCTGATGACGAGAAATTCTATGAAACATTTGAAAATGCAATAAGTAATCTTGAGGAAATTTCATTTGAATGTAACTTCGTCATTGAGACTCAAGTAAGACACATGCCTGTCTATCGTATGACAGATGAAGAAGCTCAACAATACGATAGTAATGTAGAAATGTTCGAAGACCTTATCTTCAAAGGTCTGGAGGAGCATCCTGAGATATTTGAGAAGTATAGCAATGATGTTATAGGTGAGAGACTTGAAAGAGAGATGAAAGTAATTGAAGATGGAGATGTTGTTGATTATTTCTTGACTTTACGTGATATTACTTCTTGGTGTAGAAAAAATGATATCTTAACTGGGTCAGGAAGAGGGAGCGGGTGTGGGAGTCTTGTTTCTTATTTATTAGGACTTAATTTCGTTAATCCTCTTGATTATGATTTACTATTCGAAAGATTTTTAACAACGGGTCGTCTGATACGTCATGATAAAGTTGAGGAGGTCATCATAAATGAAAACAGTGGTAAACCTATAACAATTAAGAGTTCAGATTTTGTGCGGATATTTAGAGGTGACGAGAAAATGATAGTTAAAGCTGGTGAATTACAAGAAGGAGATAAATTAGTTGATTATGATAACGATTAAAACAATCAAGAAAGAAATCTGTGAAGAAACCAGTCTCGGTTCGTTGCCAGATATAGATACGGATTTTTGTGGTCGAGAACGGCCTCGTGTTAAAGAGTATATGGAACAAAGATTCGGAGCATCTCAAGTTGTATCTCTTGGAACATATACTACAATGCAGCTCAAAGCAGCAATTACAGATTTAGCAAGATGTGAAGGTGTACCTATCCAGATAGTGAGAAGAATCACAGCTAAACTTCGGGACGAAGAAGGTATGAAAAGTGTTGAGGATTTTTTCGTATCAATATGTAAAGATACTGAATTGAGAGAATTCGTGAAATCTCATACCGAACTTATAAACGACATGATGATTTGTCTCAATACACCTAAAGCTGCTTCGATACATGCATGTGGTACTGTGATATTTCCTGATGAAAAGATATCAGCTCAATGGGTACCAATCAAAGAACAGAAAGGACTCAGTGTAACCGAATGGGAAGGTAGTGAAATAGAGGAAACCGGTTTTCTTAAAGAAGATATCCTTGGAATTGCTCAACTTGATAAGTTAGCTGATATGCTAAAGCTGATAGAGCAGAATCATGGAATCAAGTTAGACCTCTATAAAGATATTCCGTTGGACGACCCTATGGTTTTTGAATATATCAAGAAGGGATTTTTGAATGACGTTTTTCATTTCGGTGCAAAAGGATTATCGTCTTATTGTGTACAGATGCAACCTGAGAGTCTTGATGAGATGGGTATCTGTGCAGCACTTTATCGTCCAGGACCGATTGAGAATAATATTCATAACGAGTTTGTTTTAGCTAAGAGAGGTGAAATTGAGCATGAAGCTCCTATAGGTGGTGAAAAGGTTTTATCTAAGTCAAAAAATTTTCTTGTGTACCAAGAAGATATTATGAGACTTTGTCAGGAACTTGCTGATTTTGACTTAGAAACCACTGATAGTGTACGAAAATGTATTGGTAAAAAATTATTACAAAAAATCAAAACATTCGGTGATAAGTTCGTTGAAGGATACGTAAAGAAGTTTGGTGATAAAGGTGTAACTGAAGAATATGCAAGAGACCTCTGGAAACAGATGGAAGAGTTTGGTAAATATTCGTTCAACAAATCCCATGCGATTGCTTATTCAAGAAACGGTTACAATTGTATATGGCTTAAAGTCTATTATCCTATTGAGTTTTGGTCTGTGACATTTAGTTATGCTGAATTGAAAGATTATCCATATTATATCAATGAAATTCAAGAGTCAGGAGAAATCGAAATCCGACCAGTAGATATAAATAAGTCTGGTATCAATATTGTTTCAGATATCAAGACAAACAGTATGTATTGGGCATTGAATTCAGTGAAACAATGTGGTGAGAAAGCTCAACAATTCATTGCAGAAGAAAGAGAGAAAAACGGTGAATTCTTCTCGTTGGATGAATTTATTGATAGATGTATAATAAAGAATTCACCAGTCAATAAATCTGTGATTGAAAATCTCATTTATAGTGGTGCATTTGATAAACTCGAAAGGATAGAACATCCTGCAGAGAGGTTGAGACTGATTGAATCCTATAGGGAAAACAAGAGGGTTAAAGTACTTGAAGATAAGGACTTATTGACAAGTATAATCAAAGCACGTAAAGAGAAAGAAGATTGGTGGTGGACATTACAACAGAAAAAGTTGTCAGGTTTTGCTACATTCGATTATGAAGAACTTATTAATAGATATCATGAACAATTCTATGAAGCTGTCTATTATGATGTGAGACAAGTCAAGTATCTCGAAGGTGACAATCACGATATCTGTGCAATTATTGGCGGTTATGTTCTTGATATTGTTGAGAGGAAATCGAAGAAAGGCAAGTTCTGCATTCTTACATTAGAAAGTAACTATGAATTCATCAATGTGATTGTCTTTTCAGAATTATATTCTGAATATGAAGAATTCCTACAATCCAGTAAAGGGAACCTTCTTCTTGTTGATGGTTACATTCAATGGGATAAATGGAAAGAAGAATACTGTCTTATGACTAATTTAAATACTTCATTTACTGTTTTATCATAGGTTCATTCTTTCATCTAATGAAGTACACATTAAGGATGTGATAAGTTGGATAAAACGAGAATAAACAGTAATTTTACCAATGTTAAAGAATTGAAGATATGAAAATAATACTTGAACAAGGAGATAAGACGATAGTTTTGATTGAGACAGAAGGTGATGAAGAGATTTTTTTGGATGATATAACTAAGATTGATTATTCTAATTTATACGGTGAAGCAACAACGATTTCAGCATTATTGAATAAAGTAGGAATGTGGAAAGCGAATTGTGAGAAAGAGGCTAAAGAGGCTAAATTGAATTGTGATGTATATGTTTCAGAATTAAAAAGAAAATACAGAAGAGAAGCTGCAACGAATGAAGGTAGAGTAAGAGTTGATGGTGAATCATTTAAATTGACAGAAAAAGGTCTTGATGAGATTATTCAGTTAGATACTGAATATCAGGATTTACAACTTGAATTGATTGAGCTTGAATGTAAGAGAGATAAACTCGATACATTGTTTTGGGCAATCAGTTCCAAGGATAAAAAGCTGAACAATATCTTGCCGAAAGTCACTCCTAACGAATTTGTTCAAGAATTGGTAGAAGGTAAAGTAAATACATATATGATAAAGAAACCAAGTTTATAAATTATGAAAATTAAATTGACTGATAAGTTCTATATTGAACAATGTCTACACGCTCCATTTTGTTGGGACTTAATTAAAGTTACTTACGGTAATCGTGCAGGTAAAGAAAATGTTGAGGTGAATACTCCAGTTGCATACGGACTCACTCTTGAATTATTGGCTAAGAAAGTAGTTGATTATGAGATATTTGAAAGTGAAAAAGAATGGATGGAATTTGAAGAGTATATTAAGCAATATAAAGAGATTGGTAATGAGATAGTTAACAAATTAAATAAACGTATTAAATAATTAAGTATTATGGCATTTGATAGAGAAAAATACAGAAAGCAGGTAAGTGTCGAAGACATTGATAGTAATTTGAAGAAAGCTCAAGACACAATGAAGAACCCTATGTTTAGTGGTCAAGGTGGAAGAGCAAGTTTCTTTTCAGTAGCAAAAGAAGGACGTTATGTCCTGAGAGTATTACCTTCTAAGACAGGTAGACCTTATATCCCACGTAAGACAGTCAAACTTCCTGTTGAGTGTCCTGTTTACAACAGTAATGGTGAAGACACTGGTAAAAAAGAAGTTAAGATGAAAGATATTTTCACTTCTGATATCCATAGTGAAAGAATGGGTGGTAAAGATGCTGTTCTTACATATATTGATTATGTGTATGAATTGGCAAGTGAAATCCAGGATGCAGATGAAAGAAAGAAGTTCTTGGCACCAATCAATGGTTATCGTAATAAACAAAAACAATGGGTATGGGGTATCGCTGCTCAATTGAATTATGTTTGTTATGTATATGCTGAAAATGAAATCCATAGATTCGATATACGTCCACAGTGGTGGAAAGAATTGAAGAAGATTTCAATTGAAAGATGTGATGATGATGTCCTCAGTATCGATATTTTCTCAGATTACGAGAAAGGTTATCCTTTAATTGTAAACACGAGTCTTAACGATAAGAATAAACTCGAATTTGCACTTTCTTGTGATTTGCCTAAAGTTGGTGAAAATTGGGATGAATTCTTTGAAAAGAATATTGTGTCAGATGAAGTACTTGAAGGTCTTGAAGAACTTCCTAAACTTGAGGATATGTATGTAGATGTATTCTCACGTAAGGATTGGAATCTTCAGATTGAAGGTCTTGAAAGAATCGATGAGCAATACAAGTTCGGAATTTTCCAGAATGACCAATTCTTGGATGAACTTGAAGAAATTGAAAAACTTGTGCCTGAAGATGATGAAGTGAAAGAAGCTGCTCAAATCCCTACAAAGAAAGAGCAACCGGTAAAATCTAAACCAGAACCAGCAAGGACTAAGAAAAAAGAAGAATCAACTTCAACATATCCTCCTTTGATTAAGATGAAACTTGAATTAAAGGAATATATCGAAAGAGAGTATGAAGATACAGAAGAATTGCCATCTGACCTTTCAATTACAGAGCTCCGTAAATGGTATGATTTAATGAAAGAAGGTAAAATGTTGCCTTTTGATGATTATAGAGAAGAACCATCTGACGATGATTATCCTTCTAATGATGAACCTCAAGAAGACGATGAGCCTGCACCTATCGACGAATCTAAGACTACGAAAATTTCTTCAAAGTCAAGTGTCTCTTCGAAACTTCAAGCCTTACGTAACAGAACAAAAAGAAAATGATAAAATAAAGGGAGGGAGAAATCTCTCCCATAATTCGCTTTCGTATGAAGAATTATAAACTTATCAATATAGTTGTAACAATTGTAATATTAAGCTCATTGATTGTTTGTTACAAAAATTACAAGTATCAGAAGAAAGTTGAATCTCTTACAAAAGATATTGAGTTTTATACCGATTCTTTAAACACTTACATTAAATTATATCCTTCTACAGAATTTTCAAAGCTCAAGAAAGAAAATAAGGAACTCTACAACAAATTGAAAGAAAAAGAGTCACTTGTTGAAGCAATTGAATTTGAGTGGAAGTATAAATACGAAGGTCTTGAGCAACAAGTTGATAAGTTGCAAAAGAACGATTCGTTATATCGATTCAATATACAATCTGATACTGTTGGTTACGATTTGAAAGTCTGGGCTAATCATTTAGCAAAGTATAAACTTGATTTCAATATCTCAAACAAGTTCCTATTGTCACATCAACAAGTAGGAAACGATAATAGGTTTGAAATTACATCTAATCTTCCAGGAAAGATACAAGATGTAACAATTTGGACAAAACCTAAGAAGAAATCTCGTTTTGGTGCAGGTATTTCGATTGGTGCTGGATATGGAGTATTCAATAAGGATTTTGATGTGTTTGTGGGATTAAGTGGAACATATTTAATTTGGTAAGATTATGTTTGTACAGATAAACAATAAGAGGATAAAGATTACCTCTATCAGCAGATACAATGACGAGGGGTATTCACAGTCAACCAAGAAGTTCAGAATAGCTTTAAAAATTTCCAATGTCTGGGAAAGCTTCTATTTTGACAAGGAAGTAGAGAAAGATAATGTTTTGAAAAATCTTGACAATACATTAAAGGTGACTGCGTTATAATTCTAAAGATTTTAGTTTATGAAAGCAGATTTCGAAAAAGGAACGAAAGTATGTTCAAAATGTCGAAAAGAACTTCCTTTAGATTCTTTTCGTAAAAACAAAAGTCAATCAGATGGATTTAATTGTTATTGTATTGAATGCAATTTTATATATAATAACAATTATTTTAAAAACAATAGTCAAAAAATTCTTAACAGGTCTATAAATTGGAGAAATTCGAATTTAGAAAGATGTAGAAAAATAGAAGAAAAATATAGAGCAAATCATAAAGAGGATTGTACTCAAAGAATTTTAGCTTGGAAGCAATATCAATATAAAACAAACGCTGAATATAGACTTGTTGAAAATTTAAGAGGAAGATTCTTAAAAGCTATTCGTAACAATCAAAAATCAGGTCACACTCTCGAACTTCTTGGTTGTACAGTTGAAGAATTAAAGCAACATCTTGAATCTCAATTTGAACCAGGAATGACGTGGGATAATTACGGTAAAAATGGTTGGGAAATTGACCATATCGTTCCTTGCTCCTATTTCGATTTAACAAAAGAGGAGAATCAGCGTATTTGTTTCAATTACAGAAACTTACAGCCTCTATGGGCGAGAGATAATTACAAAAAGTCAGATGAGGTTCCAGATAATGTTGAAGAATTAGTCGAATTTTTAAAACAAGAAATATATGGATAATATTCCGATTACAATTATTTTTACAGATATTCATTTAAAAGAATCTAATTGTCAAGAAATCAAAAACTTGTTGGTAAATCAAGGTATTAAGATTTGTAAAGATAATAAAATAAAACAATGTTTTTGTCTTGGAGATGTGTTTGATTCAAGAATTAGTCAGAAACAAATCATACTTTCTACTTGGGATAATATACTTGATGCTTACGATAAAGCAGGGATAGAATTGATTTGTATTAGAGGAAATCATGATTCATCTGATTATACCAGTTCAGATTCGTTCTTGAAACCATTTAAACATCATCCTAACTTTAGACTTATTGATGATATAGATATTGTTAGAATAAGAAAGTTCTTATTCGGTTGTATAGCTTATTACGATGAAGATATCTGGATAGAAAGATTCGATGAACTTGTTGAATGTATTCAAGATGAAAAGAAAGGTGATGATAAACTTGTTTGTCTGGGACATATTGCTATAACAGGAAGTAGAAATCTTGGACATGTGACTGAGAATAAATTGAATTTAAAGATGTTTAAAAAATTCGATATGACATTTCAAGGTCATTTCCATGATTACCAAGAGGTCAGCGAAACGTTCGTTCATCTTGGTTCGTTAACTCAGAACAATTTTGGTGAAGATGAAAACAAGGGATTTTGGGTCCTTTATGATGATTTGACTTATGATTTGATTCCATCTGAAGGAAAGAAATTCAGAAAGATTACTATTGATTTAAATTCGACAACTCTCAAGCAGGTAGATAAGATTGTCAAGATGTTCAAAGATGAGAATCCTGACAATCTTCTAAGAGTCGAATTCAAAGGTAATAAAGATGAACTCTCTTCTATTGATAAGAAAACCTATCAAGAATTAGGTATAGATGTAAAAACAAAACTTGACGAAGTTGAGATAATTGATGTAGAAACATCTGAAGAAGTGAAAGCATTATCATCTAATGATATAGTCAAGCGATTCAAAACTTTTTGTGACGAGAATGATTACAATTATAACGAAGGAGTAGAAATTTTAGAAAAAGCATTATAATTATGGGAAGATTAGACGATTTATCTGGACGAATAACAAAACGATTCGGTAAAGAAGCAATAGTAGGTTCTAATGTAG